TCTAAGTCAGGTAAGTATCCAATGTGATGGACACGCCCTTGCTCATAGCCAAGCACGACTGGTTCAGCACGAAGTTGCTTTCCGTATTTGCTATGGACTTCTAATACTTTGATACTAGGGTCAATGGCGTTGATAGCATTACGAACTAATGCTCCACCTTGATTGACTTCAGCAATAACTGGACAGCCCCACTTGCGAGCCATAGCAACTACTCGGTTAGCCCACACTTCAGGCGAACCTAACACGCTAGCATCTTCTAATACCCAAGCCTGACGCTTATACAAATCTCTCTCACCAGTTGATGCGACTACAACTATTCCGCATTCATCTCTAGGGTTCTCAGCAACGCTAGGGTCAACACCAATACAACGCAGTGGTGTGTTCAGTGGTAGAGCGTTCTGTCTATGTACCTCAATCAAATCATCATTCCACAAAGCACCCTCAACGCTATCCAACATCTCACCATAAAGTTCCTGTTGAGCAAGACGAGTTCCAGCATAGACACCCGTAATAGCATCAAGATAAGCAACGCTTAGGTTTCCAGAGTTATCAAGAGTAGAACCACGAGTGATAACTACACGACCAGTGTTCTTACTTTCTTCTATCAACTTGTAGAGCAATGGAACACGCTTAGGTGTAGTAGTAACCATAATCTGTGGATTACGACCAAGACGAGTTCCTACACGCAAGTTATCAAAAGCAGTCATACCTGCTGCGTCAGGTGTCTGTCGCCAAGCAGCAATCTCATCTCCCCAAGCGTGAGTAAATTGTGGACCACGCAAAGAGTCAGGCTCATCGGCAGTAAAGCAAGTAGCAGTATTTCCATTAGGCCAAGTTAGTCTTCGCTTTGATGGTTCATACAATGGTCTTTCGCTAGGTGGAGATACATTCATAATTCCACTCTCACCCTCAACGATTACATCTCGCACATCTGCTGCTGTTCTCGCAACCAAAGCAAAACGCCTTTGACCCGTGTTAGTGTATTTGGCTTGCTCTCTCACCCACTCGGCTGCGGCACGGGTCTTACCAGCACCACGACCACCAAGATACATCCAGACTGCCCAATCACCTACGGGAGCGTGCTGTTCAGGTCTGCCCCAGACTGACCAATCCCACATAAGAGTATCGGCATCCATGCCAGATAAGACGAGTGCTCTCTCTGCATCAGGCAGAAGAGCGATTTGTTCCATTATAGATTTGGCCATGAATCTATTGTAATGCACAGAAAAAATGGCAACCCAGGCAAACTTGCCCAGTGGATGGAGATGTTAGTTGCTTCGTTCTTTCTTCAGCATCAACTCGATGCCACGATTTGCGATATCTACTGAGAGCCTAATCAATGCTTCTTTCTTAGCGGTATTCATACCACGAACAGGGGCAATCAGGTTTTCTTTCTCGGTAGCGACTATCTGGTTCAGCACTTTAGTAATTGCTTTTCCAATAGACATACAGGCTTCTTCATCGGTGAGCCTGTCCCAAGGCACGCCTTGGTAGTACTTGGTGTATAACTTATCTGAGAGTTTTTCTATGTTGTTCATACAAGTATTGTATCGCAGTAAAGTGAAAACCCCTGACATTTGTCAAGGGTTTCACTATTGGCGAACAAGTTTCGGTATTACTCAATTACCCTAATCGTGAGCGAGCAATATGGATTACTCTGCCAGTTGTATCTATTAGTTAGAAAAACTGACCCGTATTGCCAGTTAGTATAAGTAGTTGCTGTTCCAGTGGCTAATCCAACAGAACCATCTCCACAGCCAAGAAGACTTGTACCATTTCCTATGTATTTGATTGTGATTAGTTTAGTTTTGATAGAAGCATCTGTGCCTTTAGGTCCAGCGGGTCCTTGAGGTCCAGTTGGTCCTTGAATTCCAGTTTGGTTCCAAGTCAGTGGTCTTTCGGTCTTAGTACATTTGCTACTTATCCGTAAAGCACCACTTGACTTATTCACACAAGCAGAGATTACAGAGTTTGATTCAACTGCTGAAACTGATTGCGATGAAGCAGAACCTAATAAGAACGCACCTACAAGTAAGTTGATTACCAGAAGCACACGATTGGATGTGCTCACTACCTTGAGTGTCTGTTCTTAGGATTGATTGGTGTATATACTCTGCTCTGACCCTTTTCGCTTGTCTTGTATCCATAGCGAGCAAGTCTGAAACGAAGTGCTGAGTGAGTAACTCCCATACGCTTAGCCAATCGATATAGCGTAACGCCATCTTCCAAGTGAGCCTTAGCAATTAGTTGAGTGTACTCTTCAGCCTCTGCTCTGAAGCGAGTGGCGTGTGAGCGAACCTGCATTGCCATCGGCTTTAGTTCCAACAATCTTGCTAGGATTTCAGGCGATGGCTCAACAAACTCTCTTTCCACTTTTGCTGGATACATCGGTGGAGTTGGGTTAGTGAAGTCAGGTGGCATTGGTCCATCAATTGGTGTTTCACAAATCTGACGAACACGCTCTCTACTGAGTTCAACTGAGCGAGAGATAGCACTTAGTGTCCATCCATTGTTACTCAATGAACGAATTATGTTATCTCTATCTGCTGGCTTAGCGGAATTGAGCAATGAAGTGATGTAAAACGGCAACTTTTGATTTGCTTTCTTTATCTTTGTCATTTCTTCTTTTATCTTTCTATGTAATGACCCGTATGGGTCTGTGGTTTCTATTGAAATTGTATCTGTAATACAAATGTTATTCAATTGTGTTTGCTATTGGAATAACTAGCCTCGGAGCGAGAGAATTGAGAGCGAAATTGCTGACAATCCTGTCCCAAGTATCAATCCAATGTTGCTTGGAGCAAAAATAGCGATGAAAATAGTCGCAATGACGGCTATAATCGCAAAAATTGATGTCCAAACCAAATCTCTGAGTAAAATCAACCAACTTGGCATCTATTTTTCTTCTTTCTGTTCGTTTTTAGGCATTACAACACCTAAAAGTGCTGAAATTTCCTCTTCATCCGTGTATTCAATCGGTTCTGTCCTCTTATCGACTGCTATTGCTAGCCAAACGATGACAAGAAAACCTAAAATTGCTAAAATAACGACGAAGATGTCCATTTCAACTCCTGTTTTACCCTGGGTGGCCAGTTTTTCTGTGTAAGATGCTTTGCATGAGAGCGATTAGTGCTCCCACACAACGCAATCCTACCATCTACTCTGATTTTTGAGTTCCTTCGTAGATGTCTTTGACGACATTAGCCCATATTCTCGGTGTATGTGTGAGTGGTTGATACCCACCAGCACCACCAATCAATACACGCCCATCGGCAAACTTGTTTGCTAGTTCAGCAATTACTTTTGAAGCATAAGCGTAGCCATCGTAGGTATATTTCAACCCCCAATGCTCTTCCTCATGTCCATCAGCACCAGTAGCAAGCAAGATTACATCTGGCTTATACTCGGCAACTTTCTTAGCAATCTCATCAATTGCCCATTTGAACGCTTGGTCGCCCTCGCCTTGCTGTAAGCAGTAGTTATACCAGTGTTGCTCGTCATTTTGATAGATGTAATTGCCATCTACTCCAGCCTCACGAAGCCATGTGTCTGAGTGAGTTGGGTAGATTCCGTGTCCGTGGATACTGAAAGTTGGAATATCGGTATCCGCAAGTAGGTTCTGCACTCCATCACCAGCATTCACATCCCAGTCGATGTAAACAACTTTGAGCCCATTCTGCACGAAATTTTTGGCAGCCCAGGCAAAATCGTTGAACACGCAGAAGCCCTCGCTCCATCCGTATTGAGCGTGGTGCTTTGCTCCCTGTGGATTGAAGCCAACTTGAGTTTCACCAGCGAGTATCTTCTCAACCAGTCTTACTGTTCCAGAAAACATCTGACCAGCGGTATGCCCCATCTCAGGCTTGAAGCCAAGCCAGTCATAAGACCTACCCTCATCAATAACCTCTGAAACATAGTTAGGGTCGTGGATAGATTCAATCTTCTCTCTGTCCTCATCTTTGAATTCAGGTTCAATGATTTCAACATTGTCCGCACCCACTTCATCTACCAAGTAATCGGTAGCAATCTTGGCACGGATAGGCTTGGTTGGATGTGAGCCATCTCCCGAACCTAAATTCCAGTTCAGGTAGTCGTCGCTATATGCGATAGTTAGTTTCTTTGTCATTTCTTCTCCTTTGTCGCTAACTAGATAATGTTACCAATTTGTTATAATCCTGTCAAGCATAAGCCGTATGCTAAAAACCCTGCTTGCGAGGGGCAAACAGGGCTTTTAGGGTCTTTTATAGAGTTTTTTACGCCTCTGGGCGTTCAATGTCCTCTACAAGCGTTTCTGGCTCATTTTGTGCGTTTTCGGCTTTGAGCGTTTCAAGCAATTCCTCTGCTGACACAATCCAAGTCGTGTATAGCAATTTATCTACGCCTGAGTATGATTCATCGTGTTTCAGATTTAGTTGCCTCAAAGCAAACTCGGTAAGCCCTACGGCAAACTGTAACTGCTCTTCGCTAATTGAAATTAGTTTCTTTGACATTTCTAGTGTCCTTTCGTCTTTAGGTGTTGTATCTTTACAACAAGATAATCATAGGCATATCCTATGACATTTGTCAAATACCTTTTTCGGTGTTTCTTGCGTGGAAACTTAGTTGATTGCCACTGAGCCCAGTGAGCAACTTTAAATGCTATTCCACTAATCCAGTGTAGTAGGCGGTACATCTTCTTCTCCCTTTTCAAGTTGTTCAATAAGCCAATCAATGTCAATGAAGCCACAGTTCCCGTGTTCAAAAAATCTTTTCTTAGGGTCTGGGTAAGCAACTTCCATTTGCTCGTATGTCATGTCAACACACTCGCATCGGTAAGACTTGATTACATCAACTAATCTTTGTCTTTCTTCTGCTTTGCCATCTTGCTTTCCGTAATCATAAGCATCTATGCTCATTTAAATTCACTCGCTTTTCTTTTTCTCTTGACACTCTCTTACAGACTACTACTTTGTGAATAGCACCAGCAAATGAGTAATGTAAACAAGATAAGTAATAACTCCTAAACGGATAGTGTAACTGATAGTGTCTGGGTATCTCTTTCTAAAAGCAAGCACCGCAGTAACTACTAGACCAATGAATAGTGCAATTACTAGAATAGTAAGCCAAACCCATAGGCTCTTCCAAGATAAAGTCAGACCCATCAAAACAATAAGTTTGACATCGCCCATACCAATAGCATCGGTCCTGATATTAAATATAGTTAGCCCAACTAATAGCGGTAGTCCAATAGCAAGTGGTAGCACTAAAGCATTTAGCCAATCTCCAGATAGAGCGGTATAAGCAATGGCAGACACTAACCACACTAGGTAGCCTGGAAAAACAATAGAGTTCTTTAGTCTGCTCTCGCGAATATCGGTGATTAGCAACGGGATGCTTACAACAAGTAAGTAAGCAATCGGTAGTAATAGAATTGTTTGTAAATTCATTTGTCTTTCTGTCTTTCTTTTTTATTGGCGGTTGGCTATAAACCAATCACATATTCTGGTCCGTATAGTTGCGTACCGAGAAGTTTTCCTAGTTCAGCATATACAAGTTCGTATAGCAATCCGTATCTAGAATCAAAGTTTGCTTGCTTTGACCCTGCACGATGAAAATACTCAAAAGCGAAGAATAGATTTAGAAGTCTAGGCAAGTCGAACTGCTCTGATGCTAGGTACTCATTGATGTCAATGTCACCCTCTTCAGTCTGTTGAACGAAGTTCTTACCCTCTTTTTCAATAAGAGCGTGTAAATCGTTAGGGGACATTTGAGAAATGTCTGTCGGCACTGGTTGTGCTTTGTCTTCAGCCATCATAATCCTTACTGTAAGTATTCCAATTATAACCTAAGCCAAAACTCTTATCTTGTAGTCCAATTTACATCTGGATAATTACGCTTGTTCTTTTTGATTTGAGCATCGGCTTTGGCTTGGATTAGAATTCTCTGCTCCTCAACCGAAGTTCCTCGCTTGTGTGCCAAAGCAACCAAGATGGTGTCAAGTGACTCTTGGCTACGCTCAATCTCTTCAGGTGTGCGACCCATGCTTTGAATACCAACTAGCATATTGACGGCAATTGACTGAGCAGTACGCTCTGCCTTGACCTCAGTCTTGTATCTGCTAAATGCGTATTCAAGCACTACTAGCGGTGTGCCATCTGGATTCCAGATACCAGTCTTCAAACGCTTAGCCTCAATCTCAGCCTTACGAACCTGACGAAGACGGCGTGCCTCTACTACCTCTGGGTCTTCCAACTCGCATTGTCTGAGGAAGTAAGCAGATGGGGCGTGAGCATAGCAAACAGTACAGGCTTTCTCGCCAGCAAGAAACGCAATCTCAAGTTCATCTCGACCTGACATCTCGGTAAGCCAAACATACTGAGTAGTAGGAAAGCAGGTTCCGCAATTACGACTCTTGTGAATGTGCCCATTGCTATTCCGCACAAGGTAGGCACGGGACCATCCTGTGTAGAGTGCCTTGAGGGCTGCCAGTTTTTCCTTGTCGACGGCAAGTTCTTTTTCGAGAGCATCTCGTTTGATTTCTTTTTGCTCCACTTCTTTGCCCATCCAAGAGTGCTTCTTGTTGTACTCGATTGACTGATTCAGTGAGTGGATGCTTATGTTCTTTGACTCAATAGACGCAAGTAGTTCTGCGATTTGTGTGTCAATAATAATCGGTGTAGTCATTATCTTCTGCTCCTGACATTTCTACGAAGAGCCAGTGGTCTGTTCTGCCAAGCAAAGATGAGCCCAGCAAAACCCCCAACTACAAGAGTGATTGATGATAGGAGTATGGCTAACTTATCGGCACTGATTGACAGTGTGCCAGCCTTGATACTGAGCCCCAAAGCAAGTAGCCCCAGTCCCAGTGGTATTGAAACAATCATTGTTTTCATTTGAATCCTTTCGGTATGTATTCAATAACTAAAACTTATAGGAATTTATTCCCATTGTCAAGTGGAAACGCACAGAAAAAATGGCGGCCCAGGAAGGAGAAATCCCCGCCATTTCTGACGGGGAGTTCCTGAAGTTTATCTTTACGCAGTCGGTATTACCCGAACATAGATTATTCTGTTGTTTTCGTAATCGGAGAGTGGCTGTATGTGAGTTCCACCAAATCCACGATTGGCATTTACTACCTTGTCCTTACCAATGTAAATAGCGGAGTGGTAGAAACTCTTAGAGCCACGATAGCCAAAGATTACTATATCTCCAACTTTTCGTTCTTTCTTAGATACTCTTTCACCAACATACGCTTGTGCTGTTGCTGAGTGTGGTACTTCTACACCCAGTTGCTCGTAAGCCCATCTGACCATCCCAGAGCAGTCCCACCCATAAATAGATGAACCAGTCGGAACATAGGGGGTTTTACCTACTCGGTGTATTAATCGGATTACGACTTTATTCAGTTTTTTTCTATTTTCAATACTTTCCGCATACTTCGCAAACGAAGTGGATTTAGATATTACGGGGTTATTGAAAATGTTCTTTGATGCGACAATTTGTTGAGTTTCCACACTCCTTGTCACTTCATCTTTTGCTAACTGACTTGCTATTGCCGAAGATGATACACACCCATTGAGCAACAAAGCCATTGTTATTGTCAGCAACCATTTCATTAGGCGACCTACCTTTCCTTGTTAGTTAGTACTTGGTCGTTGTTTGTTTTGGTTCTCCCAATACATATTCAGTTATAGGTAATATTTTACCCACATAAATCGGTGTTTATGTGTAAAAAGAGCCAGTTTAGACACTTGGCTCAGGTGTTTGCTACTAAATAGCGGGGTTTACTGCCACATACCAAGTGCTTTCATCATCTCGTTTGGCGTGACTTTGAGTTCTTGGCAGAGTTTTGCCATCATACCTGACGGCAACTGTCGTTGCTGATGGAAGTATCTACTTAGACTGCTTTTCTGCATTCCAGTAGCCATCGCAAATTGGTTTAGAGATTTGTAGCCACGCTTTGTGTACATAGCAACAAACCAATCCCAACTAGCATCGGCGTTCTTTTTTGTCATATTTGCTCTCACTTTTACCCCTCCTTTCGTGAGTTGTGTTTGCTCTTTCATTAGCAAATCTCAAATCCACCAGAGTTCTCTAGGAACTCGGCAAACTCTTCTAAATCATCAAGGTCAAGTGAGTAGGAAGTTTCCCACGCATCTTTCTTACCTTCGCCATCGCAACCATTACACCAACCATGTGTGCGATTAGTTAGTGATGCCATCTCAGGTGAAAGTTCTCTAATCGGCATCTTGTGCTCTACGCCAAGTGCATCGGTACGAATACCAGTTCCTTGGCAGAGTTCGCAGTTAGGTCGTTCAAGTGATGCTAAACGAGAATTACGCTTTTCAATGTAATCCTTAGCCTCACCAGTTTTTAGTTGTTCTCTAATTCGGCGTGCTAGTTCCAAACTGCCAGCGTTGTTCAATCCATCGCCATCGTTGTAATGTCCAGATACTTCGCCAACTAGGTCGTTGAAGTTATCAACGCAGTAGTCCCAGAGTGGTCGCCAGCCCCAAACATTACGGCGGAAGTACTCGCCAGTTTCGTTCTTAGGGCTCTTGCCATATACATCCATACCCATAGTATTTTCTCCAATCGTTTGTTGTTACCATTTGGTATATATGAAATCTACACAACGGCACTGACATTTGTCAAGCGTGTCGCAAAAGATTTTTTACCAGTTTGCTCCACCTGAGTTTTTGAGAAACTCGGCGAACTCTTGGATATCTTCTACTTCTAAGTAATAACTACTGTTGTTGGTCTTCCTTGAGCCAAACCCACCACAGCCATTGCAATATCCGTGTGTCCTACCAACTTGTTCGGCAAGCAGAGCCACTAACTCCATCTTGTCCATACCCTTTTCTTTTCCAAGTTCATCGGCACGAATACCAGTGCCAGCACAGATTTCACATACGACAGTTGGCTCTGCTTTTACAGTGAGCATAAAGTTATCGGCATATTTCTCGGCCTTGCCACTTGCGATGTCTTCAAACAGAGCATCGGCCAGTCTGCTTGCTTGGAGTTTAGTGAGTTTGCCATCAAGAAAGGCTTTCTCGTATTTGTTGTGATTTTCAAGAACATAGTTCTTCAGTGGAGTCCAGCCCCACACATTTCTACTGAACGACTCTCCTACGGCGTGAGTCGGCTTCAATCCATCAACAGTCGTGCCCATCGGCATCTCCTTTTGTCATTATCGTCTTGTGTTTTATTGTAGGCGGCAGGTTTTTCCATGTCAAGAGGAAATCTTCGTTGTGTATCCTATCCTGTTGAGTGCATCTTCGGTATCCACATACGGGATAGTTGATAACGAATTACCCCAGTCCACATCATCTCCCTCCAAATCATTACAGAGAAAGACACTTGTTTCTTCATAATCCTGCCTCGCCAACGAGGAAATCAGAACTATTCTCCCATCATGCACCCCACCTGAAAGGAAGTAAAGAAAAGAGATGCGTTCATCAAACGCGTCAAGCAGTTTTATCGGTGTAGCAGAGTGAAAGGACATGCTACAAAGGTAGCATTGTGAACGGAAAAACAGGCTGCCCACGCCATCTTCGGCATAAAGAAAAAGGCTCGGTTTCCCAAGCCAGTTTCTCTTTCTCTCTTTTAGTCGGTAACTATCCCATCGGGATACTTCACCAGCATTTCTCTTGCGTAATCTATCGCCTTGTCCAGTTCAGAAAACGGCTCAGAGTAGTAGTCGGTGTGATGGATAGAGTAAATCTCAAACCAAGGGTTCATAACTATTGTTAGCAGTTCTTCATCTTGTTCATACAATTTGCTAAGTTCCCCATCGTTGCTGATTTCTTTTAGCAAAGCATCGGTGTATCTGATTATCTTTACACTTCCATCTTTTTCGGTTTTGTGGATACGCATTTCGCCATTTCGCACTACGAAAAATGGATTATCTTTATCAGCCCAGACTTCTTCGTATCCAGTTTCCCAGACATAAAACTCAGGGGATAATCTTTCGGTGTTGATTTTAGTTTCCTGATTCATTTTTATCCAGCACTTTCTTAATTTGTTCCATAGTCAAACCCATACGCAAACAAATCTGAATGGTTCTAACATTTATCAACGCTTTTTCTTTATTGTTGATTAGTTCTTTTTCTTTATCGTTCATTAGTCGTTCTCTCCTAATAGTCGGATTTGTTCTGCCACATCTTCAGGGTCGGCAGGTTCAGTTGCTCCACACTCTTCGCACCAGTTCTGTGTCGGGGTGTTGGCTATGTTCATTTGTAAAGTCCAAGTGTGGTTCTCGCACTCAACTTCTTTGTCAAAGTCCAGTAGCACTTCACTACACTCTTCGCACTCAATGGCGACATTAGTATCGGCATAGGTCACAACTACTACATCGTGTCCTATGTGTCGGCTTAGGTCGTTGTAATCGGTAGCACTCATTAGTCCCACACTTCCAATACTTCTACATCGGTATCAACTAACTTGTGATTAGATAAGTCAAAACCATCTTCTTCTTTTATGCGTTCTATCGCCAAGTCAATAATTTCTTCTTGGTCAGTTGTCGGTGTTGTAACACTCGTAATGTAACTCGTAGAGTTTGTGGTCAGAGTGACTGTATAAGTTGCTGATGAATAGTTATACATTATCCACCACTTCCGTAATCTCTCTCCAACTATCTCCCGAACCTTCGATAAGACTTAGGTTAGAGCCATTGTCCCATTGCACTACAATTGTTCGGTATCCCCAAGGGTCAATGTATTCCATCACCTTAGTTCCTAATGCACCCTTAGTTAGATTTGTATAAGGGTCGGAAGTAGAAATCAGTTCTACTCTTATTTTTGTTTTTTCCATTAGTTATCAATTCCTTTCTTGATAATTACTATAACTAAAACGGCAGACATTTTATTCCCTGTTTCCAAACAGATACACTACACAGCCCACAAACCCAGAGAAGAAAAGCAAAAGCCCAGCCCATAGAGCAGGTAAGTTTCCACCAAAGATAAAGGCGTGTCCGAGTTGGTCGGTGATGCGAAGACAATTCCAAAAACACCACATACCTAGCAAAGCAATAACAATTTTCATTGCGTTCTCCTTTCCGAGAGATTTTGTTGCCATACAGCAAATCTATACCCTACGGCACAAATTAGTCAAGTATTTCTATCGGCAGTTCATAACAATTTGATAACGGGGGTTTAGGCTCTTACGCCTTTAATTTTTATAGGTTTGCACTCGTTGTGGCAGTTCGTGCATTTTTCTTGCTCGTTATTGTAAAGGTGAGCACAAGCGGTGCACTCCCACATCGTAAATAGAAACTCGTATTCCATTTTCATCTCCTTTCGGTATTGGTTGTTGATTACATTGTCCCAGATAATAAAACAAAAGTCAAGTCAGGGTCGCCGCATTTTCCATGCCCATGGCGAACAAAAAACTATCCCGCATCGGCTTTTTTCTCCAATACGGGATACTTTTTAGATGGTTGGGTCGTCTTCATCAAAAATGTTTGCACCGCACACCAAACAAACTTGATTTGATGTCGCAGGACACTCACTTTTGCATTCCAGACAGAAATACCAACTCAGTTCTCTATGATTTTGCTTCACGAAGTCAAAAACCGCGTTCTTTCCTTGCTCAACAACAAGTTCGGCACATAACTTTTGTAAAGTTTTTTCGTATTCATGCATGAGTTCCTCCTTTCGCATAACTTTATTATAAACATTGCCCCAGCGGATGTCAATACTTTTTCTAAAAATAAAATAACACGGCGTTTAGGGAATGGAAAATTCGGCAGCCCACCCAGCCGAGCCCAGCAAAACAAAACCCCCAACCTGAGTTGAGGGTCGTGTTTGGAAGATTCGGTGTTAGTTTGCCTCGTCTTTGTGAGTAAAGAAAGCGTTTGAGCATTCAACGCACATACCAAGTTCTTCGGCGTGTGTATCTGCTTCTATCTTCTCCCCGCACTTATCGCAAGGCAATAGTCCACCATTGATTAGTTGCTCCAAAGCGTGCAACGCTTCATCGGCGTTAGTTGTCCCATTGTGATAATCGGTGTAGATAGCCTTTACTGCTTGCTCTTCTACTGCTGTTAGTTCCATAGTCCCACCTCCTCTCGGTGTAAAAGAATAATAACCGAACCCCCTGACAAATTATTCCCAGAGGGTTCGGCATTGGTTTAGATAAACAACTGCTGGTCGACCATCTCCATCACAAAATCCAAATCCCGGCCCTCTAAGTCTTCTTCTATGTAAGTTGAGAAGTCGTAAGTTCCATCTTGGTTTGAGGTAAAGATGTTGACGATAGTTGTGTCGTGTTGCCAAGTTGCTAGGTCGCCATCGGTGTTCGCACCAATAATCGCACCCCAATACTTAACAAGGTCACTCGGCGTAAGTTTAGTTTGTGGAATACCACCAACAACTTGTTGCCCCGCGTCATTTAGTTCCATAGTAATCACCACCTTTCATAGTTATAATAACCCCCGCCCCCGACAAAAACTTCCCAAGCATCGGCGTTGTTATCAAATCGTTATAAATCGTTATCACACAAGTCGGCGTTCTCTTATGTTATAGATGAGGAAGCCCCACCACTCATCACAGCGAATGACGGCGTATCCAAACGAAAAACCGGGCATGGAAATTCTAGGAACCCCGGCTCAAAATAATTCAGCATCCACCTGCGTTCTCTGGGTTTCGGCGTTAAACACAAATGCCAACCCCGAATGGAGTTGGCACTTGCGGTATTCAGTTATTACTTTGCTATTGTGTCGCACCCGGGGTCGCCACAACCGCATTCATCACTACAAACATTGTAGGTTTCGCAGTCGTGGGTTTCGTAAATCTTTACTTCGGTGCTTGGGTCAAATAGGTTTCCGCAACCCCCGCACTCAATAAAGGCTTCGCCCTTGCTGTTTAGTATCGGCATAGTAATCACTTCCTTTCTATCTCACTAACATAAACGGATAATCCCCCGTATTTATTCCTGTCGTTATCAAATCATTATAATAATCTCCAAACGCAACAAACTTCTTGACGCAAAGATTCCCGTGATGCAGAAGAAATTCCAGGTCCCCTGGGTTTCCATGCACACGGCAGGAAACTTTCGCACCCTCCATCCGAGTTGCATCCGAGTTGCAGAAGCAGATTAAATAGAAATCCCCGAACCAACTGATTCGGGGAAATCTAAACTGAACTATTTAGCCCAGCAACCAGCAAGAATCACAATAACCATTCTTGCCAGCCCAACTTTTGATGTTATCGCCACTTAATTCGTGGTCACACCAAGGGGTTTCGCAAACATTAGTGTCCATATTTTCACCACCTTTCTACTTAATTAAA